GTCGGCGTTGCCGTTGATTGTGATGGGCGCGTTCACCGTGACGCTGTTGCCGTTCGCCGCGACCGGACGGTTCTCGTTCATGGCCTCGAGCATGGGGCGGTACTTGGCTGCAGGTCCCTTCCTGACGACGAACTCCTGCTCGTGCACCCCTCCGACGACACCGGACCCCATGCCGGTCCAGCCGCCCGTCGAGAACAGCCGCGGGCCCGTCACGCCGGGTACGAACCCTCCCGGGATGTAGGGTGTGCTCGCCCCATAGGTACCGAAGCCACCACCGAACAACGCCCCCTTGGCGGCACCGAAGATCATGTCCCAGATGCCGTTCGCCGCCATCTCAAGGGCTTTGTCCGCAATGGACTGCAGCGCGTTCGCGCCAGCCGTGGCGAACGAACCCCAGAGCGATGTGCCGCTCATCAGTTCGGACTTCAGGTCGGAGAAGAAGCTGCCCAGCGTCGACTTCCCGAACTCGTAAGCTTGGGTGAGCTGCCGGGTCCGCTCCTCGACAGCGGCCATCGCGCCAGCCAACTGGTCGATCTGTGCCCGCTGAGCGGGTGACAGCGCGATGTTGTCGTTAGCGGCCTTGTTCAGCATCTCCTGCTGGTACCGGAGCCGTGCTGCAGCCTCTGCCGTCATCCCGAGCGACTGGGCTTCGAGGTTCTTTTCGGCGATGAACTGCTGCGACGACCGGATGAGATCGGCATAGGCCTCGGCCTGCCGCTCGGCTTCCTTCGCGGCCTTCTCGGCGGCGTCCTTCGATGGGCGGTTGGCAACCTCCTGCGCCCGCTTGGACCATGCTGCGCCGGCCGCGCCCATCCAGTCGGTCTGAAATGCTGCGGAGAACTCTTTTCCGGCGATGCCGAGGACTTCTAAGTCCTTGCCGCTCGGCTTGCCCATGAACTTGGTGAGGTTCACTGTCGCAAGGCCTTCGAGGCCGGGAATCGTTCGAAGCGCTCCGATGATCCCGTTGATGCCGTCCTGCACGATCTTGATCGCGCCGTTCATTGCCCTCACGAACAGGCTGGCGAAGGCGTCCGGGAGCATGTCCCAGGTCTTCACAACCGTGTTGTAGGCCCCCATCATGATCGCCACGATGCCGTTGCCCAGCATGTGCAGGAACGGTGCCATCCAATCCCACAAATCGGCGATCCACTGTCCGATCTGGGCGATCGCGGGGCCGAAGAACTTGGCGATCGCCTCGGCAACCAGCTCCCACCCGGCAATGGCGACGTCGAAGAACGAGACCTGCGTCTTGGCCGTCTTGTTGAACTCGTAGGTCAGGCCAGCGAGCACCGCCGAGATGGCCGCGATCACGGCAACCAGCGGCCACATCGCAACGACGGCGCCCACGGCGAACCCTGCGACAGCCCGCAGCGCCATAGCCACACTGCCGAAGATACCGACGATCTGCGTTCCCTGCTGCGCCAAGACCATCAGCGGGTTCATTCCGCCGATAAGGCTTACGCCGATGTCCTGCAGCTGAAAGATGAGGTTGGTTCGCTGGTGCGAGGCCATGCGCATCGCGGCGGCGTTTGCCTGGTGGGCCGCTGTGTTTGCCTTCACCGCGGCCGTCGATGCCCCAAGCGCCGACGCCTCATGCGTCGCCGACGACGCCAACGCACGAACGTTCGAGTTCGCGGTTGCTGCCGCACCGGCCATGCTCCTCGTTGCGGTCTCGGCCTGCTTGGAAGCGCCGACGAGACCAGTGAGCGCGGCCTTGGCCTTTTTCACCTCTTCATGGGGTGCGGCAATGTAGAGACCAGCAACTTCCATTTACGGCCTCCTAGGCATGCGATAGCGTCCGCCCCTTCATTGAAGGGAGGCGCCTATGCGTTGGTTGTTGGCGTTAGCGGTTCTTGTTTCGCCGGCTGCGGCAGCGGAGTGCTTCGAGGGGAGGCCCGACGCCATCACCGTTAAGTCATGGGCACCGTCGGCGAAGGAATCGCTGATCGGCGAGCCCGTTTTAGTGCGCTACGTTCTGAACAATGCACTGGATAAGAGCATTCGAATGATCGATGCATCGGTGTTTTTTGACGATGTGCTCGGAAAGCATATCGGCGGCTACGAGGTCGAGCCTGACGTTGCCGCCGTGGCTGGTGGCGACTTTGAGGTCGAGGGCACCTATTTGGGAATGACGCGGCTTCTAGATGCAAATCCCGAAGACATCCTCGTGAGTATCTGCACCAAAGCCGTGGTATACGGGGATGGCACCACTGAGACATTTGAGTAGGTCGTTGCGGTGTCAGCCCTTAGTGACGTCGAGGCTCTGGCGCTGAGAATGTGGAACGCGGACCCCTTACCCTCTGTGGAGGCGGACCGTCTCAGGAGAGAGCACCTCGCATCCATCGCCGACGCGATGATGCAGGGGCAAACCTACGGGCAGGCGTCCGGTGGAGCCCTTGGGTTTTTGTCTCAACAAGACGGGCTGCAGGTACTGCGCTCTATCGAGCACGACTTGGACGCCCAGGTTGCGATCGTGTCGAGGTCGTTTGATGACTACTTGGCACGAGGGGAAGTACCAGCCCCTCACTACGCTATGCGCGTGGCGATCCTCCTATCGAAGAACGGGCACAAACGGCACGAAATGGCCTTCCTGGCTGCATGGTGCAAGCATTTTGGGTCCGTTGGTGGTGCCACCTACGAGAAGCTAGCCGCCAGAGCTCGCAAACTTGGCATGACGCGCTAGCGGCGCTTGCTCTCCGCCTCGCGGCGTCGGCTCTGATCTTCCGACTCCGCGGCCCATGCGGCGCGAAAGGCGTCATCCATATCCCGGATGATGGCCACTTCCTCCGGGCGAACGAACGTATCGGTGAGCCGCGCCCAGAGATCGATACCGCGCAGACCGATTGGCTGTGGTCCGTTCATCCCCTGCTCGCGGTCCCGGTCCATGTCCCAGAACCACTCCCAGAGGTGCCGGCCAGCCTCGGGCACGACAATCTCCGGGGCCGGCTCATCGAAACGCTCGTACCGCTCCCGCCGCGTCTCCCCCCTCCAGTCCTTGGTATCGAACTTGACGTGGAAGCCTACGGCGTCGCAGAGCCCCTGCCCGAGGTCGCGGTAAAATTTGCGACCTCGGTGGCCGCCTCAACCACCTGGCCGAAAATCCAGCCCTCTGCCTCGAGGATGGCGACCTTCGTCCTGAAGTCGTCGGCCGGCGCCTGCCCCTGCCAGGTGTTCTCGCCCCAGTTCCACGAGGCGATGTACGAGGCAGCCTTCTCGATTTCCTGCCGCTCCAACGTCGAGCCGCGGATGACCTTTCGCTTCTGCGATCGCTCGAGGTTGTCGTCGGTGTGCTGTCGGATGACCGCCTTCGCTTCCTTGCTACCGGCGGACCTGATCTGGCACGTGATGCCGATCGGCTTCTCGGTTGCCGGATGGACGAGCTCCAGCGTGAACAGGCGCTCGTACTCGATGAGGTTCGAGATTTCCATCAGGGGATCGCCTCCGGCGGAGCATCGACCGGGATCTGCTGAAGGCCGATCGTGTAGGTCTTGGTGCGGAAGTCGTCCGCCCCGCCGAAGCCATCGGTGGGCACGCCGACGACGCCGCGGTTGTACTGGATCGAGTTGGTCGTATCGTCGTCCGGAGCGTCCGCCTCCTCGATCTTGAAAGCCCACGACTGCCTGGTGATCGATGCCGCAGCCAGCTGCGCCTGGCCGAGATCGCCAGTCTTGGGACGAAGCTCGATCGTCATGTCAGCGGGAGTGGTCAGGCCCTTCTGCTTATCCGCGACATCCTCGGCCAACAGGCCGTAGGTCGGAAAGTTCGTGGACGCGCCGCCCCCGGTGCCGGTTCCGACCTTGCCGATCAGCACATAGGTCAGGGCCTCGAAACCCGCCAGATTGAGGTTCGCATCCGGGACAGGCTCGTCCGAGATGTAATACTTGCGCCCAGCGCCGGTGCCAGCCATCAGCTCTTCTCCTTCGTGGCCTTCTCGGCCTCGCGCTTCGCCGTAGTCTCGGCGACCTTCGTGTGAACCTTCGGATCGAACTCGCTTTCGCGAATACGTTCCTTCGCGCCGCCGCGAGTGCGGACGACGATCGTGCCTTCCTTGGTCATTGGCTCAAGCCTCTGTGTGGTAGCGGATCGAAACGGGAGTGACCCAGCGCATGCGCTTCAGGTCGTGGAACCCGGAGCCAATGGCGGGCGCCTCGCTGACGCGCACGACGATCCCTTGGAACGTCATGCGAAGCCCCGACGGGAAATGCTCTGCGATGCGCCCTGCGATCTCGGTAGCGACCGAGAGGTGCTCAGGATTGCTCTGGGGCTTGGTCATCACCCCGGCCTGCAGGATGCCCTGCCGGTAGCTTGGGTCGGCGTCAGCTAGGTATCGGCGCTGGGGACGGTTCGGAAGGTGCGTGACTTCCACGGACGTGCCGTCCGGCAGCGGCGTGACGTCAGCCGGCCAGATGATGGTTGCCGCTGGCGTAAGCGACAGGCTTTCCATCCGGGCGCGTAAGGCCTTCCAGATGGCCGTCTCTATGGTGGGGTTGGGCATGAAGCCTCACTAGATGCCGAGGGCCGTGCGCACCTTGGCCGCGTTGCGGAACACGATCTCGCGCCAGTTCTGAGCAGCCAGCCGGACATGCCCGTCGCGGTACTCACGAACGCCGGCATATGCGGCGACGTAACCGAAAAAGAGCGGATCGCTGACATCGGAGCCTGCGATCACCAGTTCGATCTGCTGCCCCTCGTACGAGAACGAGTTCGGCGCTGCGCCATCTGGCGGCCGGGCCGCCGGATTGATGGTGGGCATTTGGCTTGTCGAAGCCAGCAGGGATGCGCGATGGAAGCCGGTATCGACACGCATGCGCCCGCCGGCAGACACCGGCGTCTGCATTTCGCTCACAACGTCCTGCGCCGACATCTTGCGGATGGTGTCGAGGGCCTCGGGCACCTTGTGTGCCCAAGCCTCTACCGCGGCGCCAAATGACAGAGTTTGCTGCGCCATCAGTTCGCCCGTCGCCGCACGAGTTGCGCCAGGTAGTCGACCTTGTACTCGACGCTGCACCGGCAGCCCGACGTCTCGCTGATCGGCGCCTCGGGATCGCCCGGAAACCTCAGCCGCGCTCCAGATGGACTGGTGAACTGCTCGCTGAACCCAACGCTGTCGCCGTTCAGCGCGCGATGGGTGTGCCTGACGCGGATGTCGCCGGCCGAGCGCCAGACCTTCGTCACCAGGTCGGCGGAAACCTTGCCCGACGCGATCGCCTGCCGCATGGCTTCGTGGCGAGCCTGGCCCAGCGCCATCATCGTCTCGGTGCGGGCCAGCATTTCACCCCTGAGGGCCAAGAGCCGCTCGGAGTACCTGCTGACCATCCGGGTCACGTCTTCCGGCGCGACGGGCTTCCCTGCGGCAATCGCGCGCTTCACAATCGCGTCGAACCGCTTGTCCCTGCGCTCCCGCGTCAGGTAGTGGCGAAGTTGATCGGGATCACCGGACCCGAGTTCCAGTCGAGCGCTGGCAATGAAGCGCTCCTGGGGCGCGGTGAGCCCGATCACCCCACCCTCCCGACGGCCCGTCACCCGGTTCACGCGACCCACGATATCCAGTGCTGACGCGCGCGGGTTGTCGCCGCGAGCGAGGCCATCCGCCAGCGCTCCGCGAATGGCGGTCCGCTGATCCTCGACGATCCGCGTAACCATCTGCGCCGAGTGATCGCGTAGCCACTGCTCGGCTTCCGGGTTGCGGACGCCGAAGCGGAACACAACTCGGTGCCCTTCGGGATCCCGGAGGCGGAGGTCCTCCGCCATGGCGATGCCGCCACCTTCGTAGGCGCGGGCAACGGCGCTCTCCAGCGAGCCGAACGCCTCGCGCTCGATGTGCAGCACCTCAATGGCGCCGCCGATGTCACGCCGCTCCAGCCGCTCAATGAGCAGCCTCAGAGTGATCTTCGACCTGATGTCGGCAATAGCTTCGAGGAAGGCCGCGCGGATGAGCGGCTCGAATTCCGAGAGCAGAAGCTGCAACCGCTCGTGCTGGGAAAGGCGCTTGAGCATGTGCTAGATCGCATCCGACGGAGAAACTTGCATGGACCCTTGGCGCACCCTGGTCGAAGACTTCGTAAACGGTAGGCTCGATGCTCCCACCTTCGAGCGCCGGTACATCGAGCTCTACCGCCTGGAAGCCGTCCGGGGAGCGTCGATCCGGTTTGCCGTCGATCAGCTGTTCTACGAAGTCGATGCGTACTGTGCCGACCCCGCGCTTCGAGGACCTCAAGACATTGACCAGGTCGAGCTCCAGAGAGCAGCCGAGAAAGCTCTTCGTGACTGGGACCTGCCGTGGCCCCCTATCCCCTAACGATGAACTTCCATGCGACCAGCGTGCCGGCGGCAGGCACGCGCATGGTCTCGACGACCATTACAACCTGGCCATCGATCGCCAGTTGATCAGCGGGCTCAAGTTCGGCGCCGAACACTGCAGCGGTAACTTCAAGGTCAGTCGCGAGAACGGTCGTGCCGTCGACGAACTGCTTCGACACACCCTTCACCGTCGCGTCGAGGGTATAGACCACCGGATCGGACGTGACCGGCGGGTCCCACGCGTTCGGGCCGGGCGTTGAAGTGCCCGGCTTGGTGATGGTCACAACGCCTTGGCTGAACCGCTCCAGCAACCGGCTGGCGGTCGCCTGCATGCGGGCGTAGTCGAAGCCGGGCATCAGACCACCAACGGATAGGGCACGTTCGTCGCCCCGAGCAGCGGGGCCAGCAGCCCCTCCACCGTAGTGATGATCGGTGTCAGGTCATCGTTCAGCGTCTTCGATCCGAACGTGGACTGGTACTCGACCTCAACCGCTCCCTCGACCTTCTCACGCTTCACGCGGGCCGCCGTGGAACCGGACGCGGACAGCGAGCCCGGCGAGGATGCCTCGACCCATGCTGCCTCGAAGCTGGCCTCGACCACACGGGTCGGGACCGTGTTCGGATCGAGGGCATTGCCCCAGCGATCCGTCGCACCGGTGCGGGGCCACGCCCGCTCCTGCGCTGCCCCGCCGGTAGGAGTGCCGGGGAACCGCATGCCGTAGGTAGCGTCGATGTAGGTTGAGCCGCGCTGGCGGAGTACGGCAGCCGACGGCGACCCTTCGGGCAGGGTATAGCCGCTGGCGGCCAGCCATGCGCTAAACGCCTCGTCGCTTCCGTACCCAGCCATTCGTCATCCTCCGGGAACTTGCCCCATGCCCAGCCATTGTCGCAGCCAGAACAGGAGTTCCCTCATGCTGCAGTCATCCAGTCCCGAAGCCGCTTCCCCGGTCGAACTCGTTGCGCTGGCCCGTTTGGCAGTCGATCCGAAGATCGCTCCACCGCCGCACCTGCGGCCGGACCTCGAGGCGAAGGGCTGGGTGATGAAGTCCTCGACCGGCGATCATCTGCTTACCGGTCGAGGTCGTGAGCTGGTCGATCGCAGCTAGGCGGCAGACGCCCTCGCGAGCGTGACCAGGTCTTCCTTCTTGTCCTTCTTGGAATCGAAGGCGATGTCGCGGTAGGCGAGGTGCGCCCGTAACTCGGCCACCGTCATCTTGTCGATGTCGGTCTCCGGTAGTTGCTTCTTCAGGTCGGAGATCTCGCCGTCCTTCTTCTTGGCGTCGGTTTCAAGCTCGGCGATGCGGCGGTTGGCGGCTTCGAGCTTGGTACCACGGTCGGCCAATTCGCCATCGGCGGCCGTCAGCTTGTCGCCCTGAATGCGGTATGCGTGATCGAACCGCGACCGCATCTCGGCCATCTCGGCGGTGTCGCCGTTCTCGTCGCGCTTATCAGTCGCTTCGGGCGGCGTAGCCCCTGGATCCAGAGCGTAGTCGCCCTTGATTTCGAACCAGCCCGAAGCTTCGAGATGCTGGCGCTCACGGGCATACACCTCGCCCTCCCAGGTCTGGCCGGGCTCAATCAGGACTGGTCCGTTCACGGCGTTGACGCCGCGGGGACCGCTCTGGGTGTTTGTGATCTTCATTTCGATGTCCTTTCCGGAACCAACCGGCTTGAAACAGGTCTTTCCTAGGCGCTCCTGGATTGGCGCGATGACCGGAGGCGATGAGTTGGACGCTCCCGCCTCCGGTCGTTTTGGTCAGATGCCGTCGAGGTAACGCACCGCCTTGGTGCGGCGGATGTCGACGCCGCCGACGCGGAAGATCCCCGGGACATCGAACTTCAGCGGTCCCGTCTGCCACGCCGGCAGGAAGCGGAAGGGCATGGGCAGGTGCATCTTCACCACCTCGGGCGAGCGGCGGTACGCCACCATGCGCTTGGTCGACGAGGCGCCGGCGGTATCGAGGTAGCCGAAGACGCCGCGGATGGTCAGCTGCTGGCCGGTGGTGCGGGTGTAGATGTTGTTCCGCTCGATCCACTCGAGGATCGTGGTCTGGTTGACCGAGTCGATCCGGCGCGTGGAGAGGTCGAGCAGCACCGAATACGGCAGCAGCAGGGTGTCCGCGATTTCCGCACCGAGCGTGCCGGTGAAGATGCCGGTCAGCTGGCCGTTGACGTCGCGCAGCACCTGATCGGGCGTCTTGCTCGCGAAGGTGGTGGCCGAGCCGGTGCCGTCGGCCGGCGCCGTTGTGGCTGTCGGGCCCGAGGAGTTCACGAGGCCGGTGAAGCCCTTCGACGCGTCGCCGACAAAGGCGACCTGGTCGATCTTCTCCTCGGCAACACGGCGCGCCAGCGTGGCCTTGTCAGCGGTCAGGTTCATCCCGAGCAGCTGAGCGGTGCCCAGTTCCTCGAGATTGTACCCATAGCCGATGGCCGCCAGGCTGACGCCCGTCTCGAACTTCTCGCGGGTCAGCTCGACCTTGGGAGCGTCGTGCGCGTTGCCGTTGAACCACTGGGCGGCGCCGACGCCGTCCATCGAGAAGTAGGTGACGGACTGAATCCACTCCGGCGCCGACGTGTCGACCGGGATCAGGTTCTGGTACTGAATGTCCTGATACCGGATCGCGTAGACGGTGGGCTCGATGAGCGCCGCCTGACGGATCAGGAAGCTCATCGCAACCTGCTGAGCGTCCTGTGTGATATGCATGTTCATGGGAGAACGCTCCGGTTAGCCGAGACGCAGCGCGGCGAGGTTCGCCGCATCGCGGCTGGTCTCCCACGTGGCGTTGGCGATGAGGGTGTTGGAGGTCGAGGTCTTCGACAGCACGCCGGTGGCGGGCGTGAAGTAGACCGGATCACCGGGAGCGACGGCTTCCGACGCCGCGACGACGATGACCCCCTTCTTCATGATGGCGGCCGTCGCATACTGCTCGTACTTGCCGGTGGGCTGAGTGGTGTCCAGTACGGCGATGCCGACGAACTTGGCCGTCGCCTCGCTGTCCACGACCTGGCGGTCGAGCGTGCCCTGCACCGCCACCTTGCCGAAGCCGATACCCTCGGCGTCCTCGCATTCGCGCGAGACGACGTCGGAGGGCTCCATGTTGAGGACCATGCCCTCGATCCACCGCGCGTGGGTAGCGCTGTAGGTGCTCTGGATGTTGGCCATGGCTTAGGCCGCCTTTCCGTTGGGGTTCTGCCATGCGGCCGAGAGATGGTCCGTCATGGCCTTGTGCGCCGCGGCCACGGGAGCGGCGTCGCTGGTGTTCTGCAGCCCGTTCTGCATAGCGGTGCGGAACGGATCGGTGGAGCCGCCCTTGCCGGCATCCTCGGCGAGGATGTCGAAGCGCGCGTCGATGTAGGCCTGCGGCTTGTCCTTCACCGCGGCGTCGCCAAGCCGGGCGGTAACGACCGCCTTGCGGATGTCGGCATCGCTGAGGCCGTCGGTCTTGACGTCCTTGGCGATCGTGCCGGCAAGGGAGACGAGGCCGGCGCGGTCCGCGACGAGCTTGTCGATGGCCGCCTGGTCGAGGACCTTCTTGTTCAGGTCGTCGATCTGAGCGTCCTTCTTGGCCAGCTCGGCGTCCTTGGCGGCGATCGCTGCGATGTGGGAGGTCTCGGTCTGCGAGGCCTTGGTTGCCGCATCAGCAAGGCGCTGCTGCAGCGTGGCGATGACGGTGGCGCCCTGGTCGGTCACTTCGACCGGGATGCCATCGACAGTTACCGTCTTCAGGGTCATTGGAGGGTCCTTTTCAGGGGTTGCTTCGTCCATGGGCTTGGCGCCCCACGCACCGTCACCGATGCGAGCCTTGGAACCAGCCCGGGCCCGATCGACGAGTGCGAGATGGTTGATCTTGATGCCCGTCTGGATGGCGTCGTAGGCCTCGCCAGCGGGCGTGGTGCCGGGCGTCCAGTCGAGGGTGCAGGTGTAGCCGGCCGACAGTTCACGCTTGCCGCCTTCCACCGACTGGATGGCTGCCGCGTCCTTGAGGATGAGCGGGAGCATGACCCACTCGCCGTCGCGCTTGGCCGCTGTGCTGACCTCGCCGACTGCCAGGTCTTTCCAGTTGTCGGAGGTCACTAGCTCTGCGGGATGGTCAACGGTCACCGGCGCGTGCGTGAAGCTCTGCAGCGACGCGTCCGCGAACACCTCGGTCTCGGGCCGGTAGACCCGGACCATGGGCATTTCTGGCTTGCCGACCTCGTCGCCGGCATACAGCTGGATCCCGGTGCGGACGCAGCGGGCTTCGGCAACAAGGTAGCCGTCAGCGGTCCGGCGCGGCTTACCCGCGACGGCTACGGCGTCGGTGAACTGCATGGATGCCTCGGCTGTCAGGTGTTCGTCAGGTTCGCGGACCTACGATTCCGCGATGGATATTCTCGCAAAGCTCGGACTGATTGCTTTGGTCGGTGTCGCGGTGCTCACCGCCGTGGCGGGCGTCGGTGGCCTGCTGTAAAGGCGCTTCAGGCCGGTTTCAGCGGTTTGTCAGCCATGCCTTGCTACGGTCTGCGGCATGAACGAATGGCAGCTCTACACGCTCGGCTTCGCCGTGATAGTCGCCGCCGCCTGGCTGGGCGCCGCCATCGGTTTCCTCCTCATCGCGCCCCACCTCTGACCCCCACAATCGATGATGGGGTGTGGGGGTCAGACTCGTTGGCGGTCGGGTTGACATCCAATAGCATCGTCGCGAGGCTGTCCGCCTCCAACGAGGGCGGCAAGATGGCGACCGACAAGAAGGCCCGGCTGGTCGGGATAGACCTGCTCCGAGTATTCGCCGCCGTTTCAGTGATGTTCTTTCACCTGGCGTTCCACTCTTCGGCCTCGACCTACCCAGAGCTGGCGGCCTGGAGTTCGTGGGGCTGGGTGGGAGTTCAGATATTCTTCGTGATCTCGGGCTTCGTCATTGCCTATTCGGCGGCAAAAGCATCCTGGAAAACGTTCGCCGTGGGCCGCTTCCTGAGAATTGCGCCCGCTCTTTGGATTTGCGCCACTGTTACGCTATTGGCGTTGTTGACCGCCGCGCCGCTGTCAGAACTGCTACCCGACTATCTCCGGGCTCTCACCCTGTGGCCCACCGGTCCATGGATCGACCCTGTGTACTGGACGCTCACGGTCGAAGTCAGCTTCTACCTCGTGGTTTTCGCTCTTTTGCTCGTGAACCGCTTTGCATGGCTGGAACCGGTAATGGCGGCTATCGCCATGCTGAGCATCGCGAACTACGCCGCGGTCCGCTTGCTCAGCCGGCTCGATGTGATCGCAGCCCATCCGCTGCCCCAAGTCACTCAACAGCTACTGCTTCTTCAAAACGGCATGCACTTCGGCCTGGGCGTCTTCCTTTGGGCTGGGTTTACCAAGGGCTGGACGGCGTTCCGCCTCGCCATGGTCGGCCTCTGCATGGCCGGTGGGCTCCTGCCTATCCTCGCCATTTCACTGGGGAAGCATGGCGAAGGATCAATCCCTTTGGTCCTTGTACCCTTGCCACTATTGATCTGGCTGGTAGCGGTCGCGGCGCTGATTGCAGTGGTGTTCGGTGACAAACACCTAAGTGCCGGCCTTTCGCCTACTGTCATCCGAGTCATAAAGGTTTTCGGGCTAGCGACTTACCCGCTGTACCTGGTGCACAACGTTGCGGGGGTCATGCTGCTTCGCCTTCTGAGCAACGCGGGAGTGGACCGGTGGGCGGCCTTGAGCTGTTCCATGGCAGCAATGGTTGGGCTTGCGGTCGCCATCACGTTGTCGCTGGAACCGCCGGTCCGCAGGGGGCTGGAAGGCGTATTCAAACGCCCCTCATCCGCCCCACCGCCTCTGTGATCGTCACAACGTCGATATTGGCCCGCTCCGCATCAAGATAAGCCAGCAAGGCTTCAAACTCGGCTATCGCAACGGCCGTCCCGGCGCCGGTTGTCAGTACGTCATGGAAGGTAAACACCTGCCAGTTCTGACGTGTGATCGTCGCGTCTACCTTCGCGATCATATTGGCGCCTGTGTTGTTGTCTCCACCGTAGGCTGGCAGAGCACGCCAGTGGCCAACTGCGTTACACACGCCGACTGTCTCACGCGGCATTGCCGGGAACGCATTCAAACCAAAGATGTAGGCTGCAAAATATCGAGCTGCGATGCCCGCTTCCCGGCTAGTGATTTTGTTGAGCGGCGGGATCATCACGTAAGGCGCAACGTCGCCCGCCTCCAACTCATCGATAAGGTGATACCGATCCTCGGTCGGCAGCACAGGCAGCGCTTCGACTACCTGCCCCGCCGAGTTCGTCGTCAGGGGCGTGTCGACGATCTTGACGCGCATCAGTCTTCTCGCAGTTCCTCGAAGACTTCCGGACCGAGGACGATGCGCCCCTGGTATGCCTTCACCTTCGACAGGTCGATCTCGCCACCGATTTGAATGGAGATGTGCGGCTGATAGTCGGGCCACGACCACGAGGCACCCGCCTCGATGATCTCCCGGTGACGCCACACCAGTTCGCTGGCCGTAATCAGCAGCGCGGCATACTCGCCCTTCGGGCCAAGGGCCTCCATCTGGCGCGGCCCACCGGCGGCGATTTCAATCTTGTCGGACCAAGAGGTTCCGACCTTGAACCAGTCCACCGGGGTCTCGCTGTAGGCAATCGTCACGTGCAGGTCGGGGACGATATCGGTGAACCCCTGCTCCTTCGCCCACCGTACGATGTCGGCGACGTTCACGACGTCGCGGCGCACATACAGCGTGCGAGGGGCCGCGTCCTTGGCGGCGACCCTCTGAGCTTCACGCTCGGCGGGATCGTTCTGGTTGGCCGCCTGCGGCGCCCCTGCGGCCGCCACGTCGTCCTCGTCCTCTTCCTGCTCGGACAGCTTGCCGTACTCTTCGATGGCCGCCTCGAGGCCACTCAGCGAGCCGTCCTCGATCAGTTCGTTGACCAAGGCATCTGACAGCGCCTCGATCGGCACCAGCGGCGGGCTGGTCCCAGTCCCTGCAATTGCTCGAGCGCCATCGGCCTTGGTCTTGAAGACGTCGGCCTTCTCCTTCTCGGACATGCCCCAGAGCGGCGACCAGTTGTAGTGGATGTCCTCGTCCCGGCTGCCGAGCGCCGAGCGGATCAGGCACTCGTCGAGGCGCGCCATAGCTGGTGTCATCTCCAGCTCCTGCATGGCACTCAGGCGATCGTAGTAGTTCCGCAGGTCGCTCTCGCCCGTGGCGTTCATGCCGGCCGGGGACTGGCTCAGCAGGCGGGTCGCCGGAATGTCAGCCGCTCCGGACACGATCTGCAGGAAGCGGTCGAGCACGTCGGGCAACGTCGAGAAGTTCGCCGACTTGCTCTGGTACTCCTCCTCTGCGTCCAGCAGCAGCGTGCCGTTGATGCCCTTGGCCATGGCCGCGAGCGTCGCACGCTCCACCACCTTGGCCCGGTACCGCTCGTCGCCGAGGTTCGCCATGAAGTTCGGAAGGCGGATCACGTCCACCTTCGCCTCGAAGATGAGCGATGCGATGTTCGCGGCGGTACCGTCCGCTTGCTTGATGGCGTCGAAGACCGAGAGCAGGACCGGATCACCCCAGCCGCGGTACTGCGCCGCGTCGAGATCATCGTCAGGCTGCTGATTGCCGCAGAACACCACCAGGCGGGACGGATGGATGTCCAGTTGCCCATTGTCCTGCGACTGCAGCTGATACGCCTTCGGCCGGAGATACCACTCCGATGCGGGGTCCCGCTCAGGCTCGCCACCGGTGAGCTGCCGGCGCGTCAGCACCGTGAGGTACTTCAGGCCACCCTGCTGAACACGCTCGACCTCGAGCGGCTCGGCCAGGTTGCTCTCCCCGGTCCCGATGAGGATGGCAGCGCCACCCCATAGCCGGGCCCGAATACGCGCCTGCAGCACCTTGGCCGCTACGCCGAGGCGCTTCTCCTCGGCTTCGATCGTTTCTATCTGGTCGCCATCGGCCTGCCAGTCGCGCCAGGCGCGAACGGAGTCGAACGCCGGGATGTCGACGATCTTCCGCGGCAGCCAGGCACTGCGATAGGCGGCCAGCAGTTGCTGGTCGTCGAGGACGGTCTGGACGTAGGTCGAGGCCGCTGCCTTGTCCCGGTCCGTCCCGAGGCGGCTGACGAGGTTCGTCAGGCTGTCGCCGATGCGGTGCAGCAGGTTCATTGGCTTCTGGACCTATCTTGCCAATCGGCACGAAGATGGCAGGCTGACGCTCGAGGAGAACGCCATGACAGTTTCAACCGTCGAAATACGCAATGTCGCCGGCACGCAGGCCGCCTTGGGTTGGGCCGATGGCCATACGGTCATTATCGACCGACCAGTCGGCAGGGCCGGAGGTATGGGTCTCGGCTTCAACGGCGCCCAGCTCCTCGCACTAACCATCGGCGGATGCTTTGCGAACGATCTTCGCTACGTGGCGGCAGGTCTCGATCGTCCAGTCGGCGACATCACCATCTCTGTGTCGGTAACTTTGGAGGGAGACCCCATTCGAGCGACAGCGGCGGATATGACGGTCGCCGTATCGATGGTCGACGGGTCGGACCCGACCGAGTTGATCGAACGAGCGAAGGCCGTATCGATGGCGATGAACTCCATTTCCCGCGGACTGCCAGTATCGGCGAGGGCAGTCTAGACGTTGTCCAGCGTGTAGGTGCCGACGATGAAGATGTTGTCCGCCGCGATGAGCGCGTCGGCAAGGTTATGCGACTTCACGCCCAGATCCTTCTTCAGCTTAGCCTTCGGCACCACGCGCTTCTTGCCCTCGCTCTCGACCCACCAAGGCACGCAAAGCTCGGTGAACAGGGCATCGAGCTTCTCGGTGCCATTCTTCGACGAGAACGACAGGACGTCCTCAGGTCTGATGGACTGGCCGCGGACTACTGCGTTGAAGGTCAGCATCGCGCGGCGAGCCGTGCCTGCCCAAGCCTGGGCCTTCAGGTTCAGGTACTCGACCCGATTGAGCGGGCTGTTGGCGTTGAACGGGTCGCTCGGGTCATCGGGGTCCATCACCGCCCCGCCGGCGTGGAACGCATAGTGCGAGACCTTTGCGCCGTTCAGCTCGTTCTGCTCGTCAATGTAGCCGCCGACGAAGGCTCCGACGCCGATGGTGTCGTAGGAAACGCTTGCTCCCGCTTGTTTGGCGCGGGCCCAGACGCTCTTGGCGTTCTGGACCAGCTCATCCTTGCCGGATGCCCAATCGCTGGCGTCGGTAAATACCCCACCGATCTTGTCGACAGTGGCACACTTGTCCTCGCCGTCGTCCGCCGGATCGAACCCGATGACGTTGCGACCGACGAGGACCAGGCCAAGCTTCTCATGGGCATCGACGCATGCATCGAGCCATCGACGCTTGAAGATCGAAAGCTCGCTGTCGCCGAGGGGTACGCCAACGTAGACGTGTTCGAACGTCTCAGGATCGCGCTCCTTCATCGCGGCGATGTCACGAAGCGCCTTCTGCGACAGGAACGGGTTTTCGGTGTAGTCGATCTTGTGGACCACCGTATGCGGCGGCGTGTTCACCACGAAGTTCTTCCAAACGTAGTCGGTCACGAACTTGGGGTTGAACAGCAGGATCGCGAGGCTGTCCTCCTTGCGGATCGTCGGACCGATGATCACCCACTGGTCCTCGGTCAGCTTCTCCGCCTCCTCGACCCAGAGAATGTCGACGTCCGAGGTGCCCTTGATGTCCTCGATATTGCGCTCGATGCCGTAGAAGATGAACTCCGACCCGGTTGCCCGGTGGATGATCGTTGTCTTCTGCACTTCGTACTCGGAGGTCAGACCGAGGTGAGCGATCGCCCACTTGAGCTCGGTATAGACCGAGTCCTGAATGCGGTTCTGGAAGCGTCGGATGCACAGGACCCGCATGCGGACCCTGACGTGATTGACCAGCCGGACCAGCTGGCATGCCGTGTCTCTGGTCTTCGAGCTGGACCGGCCGCCGTGCAGCACCGCTGTGTCGGCGCCACCAATGAAGACCTTGTCCCAGAAGTCCCAGAGCGCCGGGTTGGTCAGCGCCGTCGAGCCATTCACTCCTCGTCCGACCGCTCCTGCCGCAGCACTTCTCGCCATGTGCGGGTTTCCGTCTTGATCGGGCCGCCGTTCGGACCAGAGTGCTCGTGCTTGTCGACGAACATGCCGAGGTGCTTCCCGATGTCGACGAGCGCCGCCCGCTTGTCGTGCAGCTTGACCTTCAACCCGCCCTTGTCGGTCTGGCTGATCTCGGAAATTGCCGCCGCGGTCTCGTCGTCGATCTCATCGGACGCGACGACCTGGACCTGATTGGTAACGGCCATCTTGGCCTCACCGGTTTCCTCGTCGACTTCGATCTCGGTGATGAACGGCTTCCAGGCAACGGCCTTGCGAATGTCGGAAAAGCCGATCTTGGCCAACTCCCGCAGCACGCGGTCAGCGGTGATCCCAGTTCGATGGGCTCGCCTCGCCTGCGCCTCGGCGATGGCAGCGGCGACATGTGGCATCGCCAGCAACTGCGATGCCTTGGTCTTGGCAGTGCGGGGGCTGTAGCCGGCGCGGACAGCCGACTGGGTGGCGTTCAGATCGAGCAGGTACTCGTCGACGAAACGAGCCTGCTTTGGCGTCAGCGCCGGACCGGCGCCATCGCGCTCGGTCATGGCTTGGCTCCAACTGTGTTTTACCTTCTCGTCGAACTATCCGGAACTTCCGGATGGTTGGAGAAGAAGGCCGGAGCGCCGCTGAAGGCGCTCCGGATCGTCTCAGCTAACTGATTAGGTTCGGCACCAGCCCACGTCGTCATCGCGCAGCATGTGGCCGAAGGCGTCGAGCATCAGCGGCGCGGTGATCGGACAGAGTGCCGCGATAGGCTGGTCGTCGCCATCACCTTCACCGGAGCCGGGCAGGTCAGCGACGATGGGTACGGCGAGGTCGATAGCCTGATCGATGGTCACGACGGCGAAGTCGGCCGGCGCGACCAGGTCGATGGTCATGGGCTCGTCGAGAACGAGGCCGACACCGGCATGGGCGACAGGAGCGGCGAGGCACATGGTGGCGAGCACAAGCGCGCCAACCGCAATCAGCTTGCGGAGCATGGGCAGTCCTTTCGATGGAGGGATTTACACGGGCATGGCTGCGCCGACGCGCGGAGTGCCTTTGCTCCGCGGGCCCGGCCGGAGGACACAAAGGAACCCGCCAGACAGCCCGAATGCGAAATAGGTGAAGTAGGTCGGGTCGACTCGTCAAGCGGCAAGGCGCGTCGCCCTGCTGGGCTGGTTTGCCGGGTTCTGCAGCTCGACCTGCCCCGGCTCCATCCAGATCGGCGTCAAGCGGCCGAAGATTTCGACCAGCACCTTCAGGCGGTCGAGGCTGTCGACCTCGTCAACGATGCCCGGGAAGCTGGCGAACGGCCCATCGTTGACCATCACTTCCTCGCCCTCCATCAGGCGCCGAAGATCGGCGAGTGCCCCCTCTTTTGTCTGGCCCCGCCGACGCTGCGCCTCGCGGGTGTTGTCGAACTCGAGGCTGGCTTGGGCGAACACCAGGCCCTCGACCAGTCTGGTCGGCAGCGCGAACGGCACGATCTCGCCGAAGTGGTTCAGATCGCCAAGCGGCGCAACGACGCCCTCGCAACGCCTCAGTGCTCCCCATGTCGGGCGGGCACCGCGATCGAACCACTCACGATCCGGGATTTGCGGGAACTCGATGAGCACGTAGCCAGGCATCACCAGCTCGACGCGCTCCTGCCACTGCTTGGTGCGCCGATGCTGGGTCTCGACCCGCCGCTCGGGCAGAAACGTACCGAAGCCCGCAGCGCTCAAGGCAGCCCGCGCCCGACGCTCGGCGTGCGAACGGGTGACCACGACGTACCAGTTGGATGAGTTAACTTTTGGCAACTTGCGGCTCCATGGGCAAACGGAGCCGAGCAGGTCATTCAGGGCATGCGGATGGTGACGTGAGTTGGGTGGGGTTGGCAAGGGCAGGACTTGCGATGAGGTTTCATCGGTTTCGTCTGAACCACCAATACATTCGTGTTCAAAGGCTCCAAATGAAACACTCCATACCGATGAAACCGACGAAACCTAGATAACTATCTCTCTATATTGATTTCTCTCTATTTTTGCCCTTAGGTTTCGTCGGGGAGACTAGGGGGTTATGTCGGGTTTCGTAGGGTGGATTTGAGGCGCTCAGCGCCCTTACGGTGTTTTGTAGGACCGACGAAACTCCGCTCTTCCGACGCTACCCCCTACGATACCCTGCCGACCAACCGTTGCCCACTTGCATCGCGCTACGAGAGCCATTAACTAGCAACTAGATTTTAGTTGCAGGTGGGCGGACCGATAATTAGGTTATGAGGGGCCATGGGCCGAACGGATAAGCTCGCCGAAGCGTTCAAAGAATGTTCAGGTCCATTCCCATACCGCGACTTGAAACGGCTCCTTGAGGCGCTTGGATATGCCGACATTACAAAGAATGCGGGCAGCTCGAGGCGCTTCTACAACAAGGGCATCGACGACCTAATCCTTTGCCATGAGCCCCATCCCGGCAAAGAGATACACCTATATCTGGTAAAACAGATCAGAGACCAACTAAAGGAAAAGGGACTGATATGAAGACGGTGACGTACAAGGGATTTCAGGCCTCGGTTGAGTTCGAGGATGATGCCCTGTTTGTGCGAGTGCTTCACATTCCTGATCTCTTGGTTGCTCAGTGTGAGAGCGCAAAAGACGTTCAGGAGACGCTGAAGCGTCTCGTCGATGAGTATTTAGAAACCTGCAATGAACTCGGCAGGGAGCCCAACAAACCATTCAGCGGCACTCTCAACGTGCGCATTGGGGCTGACCTGCATCGGCGAGCCGCAATGGCGGCCGCCGAACGCAAAGAGAGCATTAACGCGTGGATCGCAGAGGCCATCTCGCAACGAGTGGAATGCGATGACCTCACGGCTAGAATTGGCGGCAAGCTAGAGGACATTCAGCGAGATGCTGAAGTCGTACACATCGCTCGCGGGCATGTCTCTGAGGCGGTGGTAGTAGAGCGCCGCGTCGAGGTCGCGCAGGTCAAAAGCTTGCTGTATCCAGCAGATGACGAAAAGGCGTCGAGCTGGGGGAGATTCCACTGATGGCGAAAGCCACGCAAGCATCTGCGAAAATGCGGGCTGGCTACGAAGTCGACACAATATTACTTCTCGACATCGCCGGCCAGCTTACACCACGTTCTGCCCCAGGAGAGACCGTCGAGGAGACCGAGGAGGATCTGCGCGCAAACGGCGACATCTCTGGCATCGACTCGCAGGGAGATGATGGAAAGCACTTCTTTACGGCAACCTTTCGTTGCAGCCGTAGGGGCGGAAGCGCCACGACCACACAGGTCAGGTTTTCTGCGACTTACGGCATCCTCTTTTCGTACAAAGGGAAGGCAGTGAAAGAGACCGCGCGTGAGATTGCTCGTTCCTTGGCCTGGAGCAGATTCATTGATCTCTTCTCGATAACCAATGGGCAGATGCGAGCAAGAATGCCGCCTCTGCCAATCCAGCTCGACGAAATCGACGATCAGGAAAGCGTAATAGAGGGCGAAACGGTCTCACCCCCGAAGGAAGCGGAATAGCTCCTTTGGACGGCCTCCTTTCGGCCCAGGCTCAACCCTGAAGGCTAGAACGTTGTCGCCGGCGACGAGAGTCTTGATCAGTTCCTCGACGTCACGCCCCTTGATGCGACCGTCGATACGCCGGATCAGCTCGTTCCGACTGATCTCGCCGGCGGCGCGGATGATGCCCAGCACCAGCTTGTGCTGCGCCTGCACCCAGCTCTCCACCATGTCTCGCCGGACCGTCGTTACGAACTGGTCGACGCTGTAGCGCACCAGGTTGGTCGCGAACGCCATATCAGCCTCACACAACTCGACCGAGGCGAGATCCTGCGGCGTGCGCCCGCAGGCGATAATGGTGGCGACCCGCTTGGCCTGCTCCGCGAAGCGGCCGTAGAGCATCAGCGCATCGTCATGGTCGGACGCGCGCAGCATATCCTGCTGCAGCGCCTTGTTCGCTTCGTTAATTGCCTCAGCCTCAGAAGAGAACGGCACCAAGATCGGCGTAGGGTAGCCGTCGCCACGCTGCGCCAGCGTCAACTGCATGGGAGGCAGGCAGGCGTGTAGCCATTGCAACCGCTGCTTCAGCGTCTCGGGCAATGCCATCACGCCGTCCCGTTCCTGCCCCTTGGCGACCTCGCCGAAGCGGGGCAGCAACAGGAACCTGTTGAACAGGCCGTTGGTCACGTCCTTGCTCACCAGCGAGCGGGCGAAGTCCTTGATCGTCGATGCGCCGTAGAAAGACAGCGCCGGCCGCATGATCTTGTTGTCGCCCCGGTTGAGGCTGACGTCCGGCGAATAGGTGCCCGTGTTGGTGCCCCAGAGCGACCGCAGGCCCTCGCTGATGGCCGACTGGCTGGTCGAGGCGTTCTTCGACCGCAGCCCGATCAGCTTGTCGGCGAACTCATCGGCCACCATCACCTTGCTGGCCTGGTGCTGCAGCGCGACCACGATCGCCGGCAGCGATACGTTCCAGCCCATGTGCATCGAACCGTTGCCGCAGACCTCGTCGAGGGCGAGGCGGATGCAGTCCATGGGGTGCTGCTTACCCATGCCGGACGGCGCGATAGCTCCGACATAGAGCGCCGTGCAGCTGGGCCGCGTCCGGGTGTAGACCTTCCGGCCGAGCAGCGTGCCGACGATGACGAGCGCGGCGCCGAGGGCATGAATGCGGATCGGCTCGGCCGACCAGTCGCAGATCCAATCGACCAGCTCGCCGACCACGCCGGGCGGCCGAAGCGCCGAGTCGGGTAAGTCGAACTGATCGACGGCGCCGCCGATGGGGTCGGATGAGGTGATTTCTTCTGCACCGGTTTCGGCGCTGAAACCGGCAGGGACACTGGGCTTTAGGTTGATTTCCTTCGACATACCCGCGAGCAACTTGGCGCTGGCGGCATAGTCCTCAGCCGTGATCGTCTGGTACTCGCTCTCGGGCATCTGCCGAGGATCGCGCGCTCCCGACCTCAGCCCCGAAGCGATCGTCTTTCTCACCGCAATAGGACCATCGTCGTGGGCCAGTTCCGCCGCGGCGTTCTCCAACATGGCAGAGACCTGCGCTCCGGTGATCCACCCTGCCCCGACCAGTTGGCCCAAGGCGAAGGCGGACCGGTTCAGCTGATGGTTGCGCTGTCCTTTGGGTGCGGAGCGAACGGCATCAAGTTCCTGCTCGAGCGCGGCGCCGACATAGGCCGCCACCCGCTCATCGCTCGGGCGGTCGCCGGCAGGCACGAGAACGGGCACGGGCGCCGACTTCACCGGACTGGATATCAGGTCAACGAGCCATCCGGGCAGTACCGGCGCGTCGGCCAGTGAGCCAAATATCTCGTAGCGCCGCCCATCGGCCATGACCGTGCCGGCGGCGATGACGTATCCGCCGGCGCCGCGCACATCGATGCCAGCAGGCAGGCCGCCGCGCCCATTTCCGAGCTCGCGACCTGGCGGCTGACGGAAGACGAAGTGGGTCCCTGCATTCGGCGTTCCGACGACGGGGGCATCGTTCGGATCGAACTGGTTCTGGTGCATCAGCTCGGCGATAGCAGCGACGCCATCGTCCTCGCCGTGCCGATCGGCGTCGATGACGATCAGCCCCGACTTGGCCAGGTCGAGGCCGATCGCGGCGTCAGGCCAGCGCTTCCACCACCCCGCGACCTTCGTACGATCGGACGTGGATTGGCTGCGCCAGAACACGCCCGGCATGGGCCGCTTCGCCTGCTCGCCGCCCGCGTGGCAGGGGAACACCGAGAAGCCCGCAGCAGCGAGGTCAGCGGCGACGCGCGCGTTTCCGACCGGTTCGGCGTCGGTCATCAGAAAGGCGCCTCGTCGCGCAGGCGGCCCTTGAGGGCCGCGCGGTAGCCGGCAATCACCTGCTCGAGGAAGGTGTGCCACTCGGTAGCGGTGAGGGTCGCGAGGTCGGTCTTGCCGATCTCGTCGAGATAGGCCCCCGCCTTATCGCCGGCATCGCCGGTCGCCAGCTGCTCGATGCGGCCGAATTCAAGCTGCTTCATCATGTACGTGCTCTTCGCGATTTGGAGGCACTCCGGATCGTCGCAACAGAAGGCGATCTCGGAAGCCGATTTGATGCGGGGAGGCGCATATCCGTAGCCGACAGCAGGGCGGGCGCAGACAAAACACACGCGGTCAGAGATCCGAGGGTTGGTCATCATGAGCACCCTGTGGAGGTGCCACACTCGGTGCAGACTTGGCAGTGACCTGCGATCTGCATTTTCATGCTGCCACAGTGGGTGCATGCGTCGCCGGTGAAGCCTTGGGACTTGGCGGCCTCACGCGTCATGGCTGGCTGTTCCGATATCGCTTCGGCGACGGCAGCGATTGAGCCATCCTCCCAAGCCTCAAGTAACTGCAGAGCTAAGACGCTTTCGCCCCGCCGATTGAGATAGGCGAGGATGACGTTGGCCGCGGCGATTGACCCTTGCTCGAAGCCCTTGTCGAAGTCGGTGCTCATTCCGCCGCCTCCGCCCGCTCGAAGGTCCTGTTGACGATGTCAAAGTACTTGCCGTTCGGCTTGACCGAGATCGTCGCCGGCATGATCAGCTCGCCCCTGCGCTCGATCGCTTCGGCGGCCGTCTTTGGGAACGGGTTGCTGCCACCATGCAGAGACCACCACTGGCATGCGCGCTGCCGCGGCTGTCCCGTGTAGCCGAACGCCAACCACTCCCTGTATTCGGAGATCCCGGCGTAGTAGGTCACCCGAACGCTGTCAGGGCTGCCCAGCTTGCTCCAGGCGCCGAGGCTCCAGTCGACGACCGGCAGCATCTTCGGCGGCACGACTTCCGTCGACAGGATGCCGAGGTCGCCGTCGGCGCGCGCCTCATGCTTGGGCTTGTTCTCGACTGGCCACTCGTGCCCGCAGTCGGGGCAGACGTGGACATTGAGCGCCACCAGGTCATGGCAGTCCGGGCACTCCTTCGCCCGCACGCTATCGACTGCGACCTTGCCATCGTCGCCCTCGCCCTTATCCTTCTTGCCGCCAACAGCGACGGAGTCGACGGGACCATGCCGGGCAACGTTGCGCGCGAAGTCGAGGACGAGGCAGTTCTCCTTGCCCTCGCTCTTGCGCGTCCCGCGACCGACCATCTGAACGTAGAGCGAAGTCGAAAGCGTGGGCCGCAACATCGCGATCAGGTCGACGAGTGGCGCATCAAAACCGGTCGTGAAGACGTTGGCGCCGGTCAGCACCTTGATCTGACCTGCCCGGTAGGCCCGAAAGATGCGGTCGCGTTCCGGGCCGGGCGTGTCCCCGGTCACGGTCTCTGCCGAGATGCCACGGGCGCGGAAGGCGGATCGCACGGCGTGGGCATGATCTACGCCGGAGCAGAAGGCGAGCCAGGCGCGGCGGTTCTCGCCGAAGCGAATGATCTCGTCGACGGCCTCGACGGTGATCTGGTCGGCCGCAGTTTCGAGTTGCCCGGCATTGAACTCGCCGCGAGAGCGGGCTACCGCCGACACGTCGATCTGGGCGGCCGTGGCCTTGCTGATCAACGGCGACAGGTAGCCGCCGTCGATCCCGTCGCGGATGCCGAACGAGAACACCGTCTCATCGAACAGACGGCCGTCGCCATCATCGAGGCGGCCGGTGCCCAGCCGGTATGGTGTGGCGGTGAACCCGACGACCCGTAGGTCGGGCACCGTGCGGCGCAGGCCTTCCAGCAGCTGCAGGTACATCCCCTCGCCGGCGGACGGCACGAGGTGTGCCTCGTCTACCAGTACCAGGTGGCGCGGGCCGAGCGCGGCCGCCTTTCGGTAGACCGACTGCACTGAGGCGAATGTGATCGAGTGGTGGCTGTCGCGGCGACCGAGTCCGGCCGAATAGATGCCCATTGAGCCGCCGGGGTAGAGGTTCAGCAGAGCCTTGAAGTTCTGCTCGACCAGTTCCTTCACATGCACCAGCATCAGCACCCGCATGGTGGGAAAGTCAGTGCGGATGCGGCGCACTAGTTCGGCGATCACCATCGACTTGCCGGTGCCGGTCGCCATCTCGACGAGCGGGTTACCGCCGCCCTGCTCCCAGTAGGCATAGACGGCGTCGATGGCCGCCTGCTGATAGTCGCGAAGCTGAATCATGCTGTCGCCCTCGCAGTCGCGAGCTGGCGATGCTGCTCGCAATAGGGTGATCTGGCATCGGAGTGCAGGCCGCAGAACAGGATGGGCGCATCGCCGATCGGCCACTTGCAGGTGTGCTCGTTGGTCTGCATCAACGTGATCGGCGTGGCGCCGACGATAGGCTCCCACGCCTGACTGCGCAGCAACTTCTGCCCTACGGGATCGTCGACTCGGAGTGCGTTGAGAGCATCGACCGTGCTAGTGGCCTCCGGACGTTCCTTCCGAACGCGAGCGATCTTTAAGGCGAGCCCACCCCCGTTTGACGTACGAGCCTTCCGCGCCGCGTCGGCCACGCCCCGATGTTTGCCGGCGGCGCCGCGCCCACCAGTGGCCTTTGCGGCGCGGATAGCCGTCTCCTTGCGCCGGACCAGCTTGAGGCGCGCGACCTTGCCGATGACTGCGTTCCGGGTGACGTCCTCGCCGAGTGCGAGGGCGATCTCGGACGCCGATGAGCCTTCGAGCCACATCTTCTTGAGGGTCTCGGTCCGCGCTTCGGTCCAGTCGGCGTGATGGGGCGGGTTGGGCGCCTTGAGGCGCGCTGCTTCTGCTGCCCCGGTCATCACGCTGCCACTCCCTGCACGAGGTCAGTGCCGACGCGATCGGTCTCGGCAACCTTCAGGTTGCGCACGGCCTCCCTGAAATACTTCGGGCTTAGCTCGGTACCGAGGAAACGGCGACCGTGGCGAATGGCCTCGTAGCCTTCCGAACCGATGCCAGTGAATGGCGAATAGATGGTCTCGCCCGGATTAGACCAGAGCAGGATGCAGCGCCGGATGAGGTCCAGCGGCATCGGGCAGAGATGCTTTTCCTCGTCGGTCTTGCCGACATTGAGGACGTCGGTCTCGCGGGTGTTCATCCACACCGGCGACGCCCACTCCTGCCATACCTCGAGCGGGAACTGCTCCGGGTTGTGGACGATCGGACTGGTATCCTCGATGCCGTCGGCCCATTTGCGAAACACCACGATGTACTCGGGCATGCCGCCGCCACTGCGCGCGGCGTCCTCGCGAAAGTGCTTGTAGAGCAACCGGTCGGCCTTGGTCTTCTGCATCTCCTTTACCGGGTCGCGCCACACCGTGATCAGCCGATGGAAGGTCCAGCCCTCCTCGACGTGGACGCGGATGCACTCCCCGGTGAAGTGGAACAGGCCGCGGTCCCCCTTCTCGGAAGAGTTGGAGTAGTAGACGAGGTCCTTGACGTGGATGCAGGTATTCCGGCCGGGCCGGGTGATGCGCAGCTTCTCCCGCACCAGGTGGCGGTAGGACGCGAAGAACTCGTCATGCGAGCCGACATTGCCCATGTCGCGCTCGCTCTCCGAGTAGATGTAGAGGGACGAGAACGGCGGGCTGTAGACGCTGAGGTCGACGCAGTTATCGGGCATCTGCGCGGTGAACTCGACGGTATCGGCGTTGAGGATGGTCCAGTCTTCACCGGACGCCTGATCGAGAACGTTGGTCATGCGAGCCACGCGGGAAGCCGCGCCTCCTTGGTCGGGGAATAGGTCTGCAGGATCTTCGAGGACTGGGCGGCGCGGGCCATCGCGGCTGCCATCTCGGACTTCATGGCATCGTGGTCCCCGGCCTTGCGGTTGATCACGTGCCAGATCGCTTCCTCGGTATCGGCGCACACGACGTGCACGCGGACCGGCCGTTCCTGCCGGAAGCGCCAACTCCGGCGCACGGCCTGATAGAAGCTCTCATAGGAGAAGCTCAGGCCCATGAATGCCTGGCGGGCGCAGTGCTGCCAGTTGAGGCCAAAGCCTGCGATCGAGGGCTTGGTCAGCAGCACCTTGAACTGGCCAGTGGAGAAGCCCTGAAGGCGGTCCTCCTTCTTCTCGATCTGCATCGAGCCGCGGACCTCGATCGCCTGTGGCAGCACCGCCGCCACGGCGTCGGCCTCGTAGTCGGTCTCGACCCAGATCACCCAAGGCTCATTCGGCTCGGCCGAGACGATCTCGGCGAGTTTCGCGGCCCGCGCGGCCGTGGTCAGGCGCTTTTCCTTGTGCACCGAGGTGGCGGACAGGTCGGGCATGCGGAACAGGTGGATTTGCCCATCGGCCTCCTCGCCGGCGTCGACGGCACGATCGGCGGAGACGAGGTGGCGCTGCAGTTCGAGCGGCGGCATGGCAAAGCCGTCGTCGCTGAAGCCCAGGTCGGACGGCTTCGAGACGCACCGCGCCCAGCTGGCCACCCAATCCCAGAACGGGCGGATCGCCGGCCGCTTCAGCCGGTACCGGCCCATCTGGCTCAGGTCAGCGATGAACCAGCGAGAGAGCATTTCCGGCGCTTCCATCACGCCGAGGAAAGCCGAGTGTTGGCCCAGCTCGGTGTGATCGTTCGGCGCCGGCGTCGCGGTAGCGGCGAGCCGATACGGGGTGCGAGCGAAGGCCTCGATCAGTCGGCGCGTCGTCTTGCCGGTGAAGCTTTTGAGGATCGAGCTCTCGTCGAGGATGACACCACCCCACAGGCCCGGGTTGACCTGCTCGAGTCGCTCGTAGTTCGTCACCACGATGCGCGGATCGACGGGCGCCGAGCCTGTTCGGCTCTGGCTCGCCTCGATGCCGAACTTTTCGGCCTCGGCGATGTGCTGAGCGCCGACGGCGAGGGGAGCCAGCATCAGCACCGGCTTGTTGGTGCGGCGCACGACCTCGTCACCCCAGGCGAGAGCCATCCCGGTTTTGCCGAGGCCGGTGTCATAGAACAGGCCAGCCGAACCGGCGCGTAGCGCGAACGCAGTGCCGTGCCGCTGGTGATCGAACATCCAGCCCGGTAGCTTGCCTTCGTCGACATCGGCGAAGCCGTTCGGTTCGAACGCGACGCGCTTTTCAGCGATCAGTGAGCGGTAGCTCTGGAGGGTCATGCCGCCCTCCCGATGGTCACTGGCGACGCTTCACGGAGCGATTTCAGCGCAAATGCCTTGTCGGCGCCGCGCATCGGCATGAGCACCGCCCACGACTTCTGACCGGCCACACTCAGCTTTATCGGCGCTCCATCCGAACTGAATGCGAGGCGTAGATTCTCCGCGCCCATGCGGGTGAGCAGGCTCCGCATTTTTTTGGTGTTGAAGCTGATCATCCGAGCGGCGCCGGCATTGGTCGTCGCCACTTCCCCGAGTGTCTCGTGGATGAGGGCGTCGCCATCGGTGCCGGTCAGCACGGCGGCCGAAGCGCTGAAGGTCAGCGTGGCGCACGGTCCGCTTTGAGCCGACAAGGCCTCGGCGCGCTTCATCGCCATCAACAGCCGCGACTTGTCCAACGTGATGCCGGCGCTGCTGTCGTCGAGTTTTGGAGTGACGCGCTTCCAGTCAGGAAACGTGCCCTCGATCAGCTTCGTCGTCAGCGTGACAGAGGGCCAGTTGAAGCGAACTTTCTCCACGTCGAAGAGGGTGACGCTGTCGGCCTCCGGCATGGCCAAGAGAGCTTTGATGGCGTCGCGCGGAAGGATCTTGCCCTGCAACGCCTCGACGCCGGCAGCGAAGGGAGCCACCGACATTTGGTGACCGTTTGTGGCCACAAGGCACGGCTGATCTTCGAAGTCCTTCGAAATGCAGATGCCGTTAAGGTAGTAGCGCGTTTCTTCGGTCGAGATGGAGGGCGCAACGAACTTCACTGCCGTTCCGAAGCCCGAGTCCACAAGAGGAATGATCCCCGCCTCGGTCGCCTTCGCTCCAAGCAGACTTGGCCAGCCATCAGGGTCGGTCACGGGCAGGTCGGCCGCTCCGCCCGGATAGGCGATCTTCGCCCACTCCTTGCCCGCGGTGATGGTGACGGTGGCATCACCGTCGATCAGGTCGACGAGCCGCTGAAGACGACGGTAGTCGACGGTGGTCTTGCCTGTCGCCGCCGTAGCGGCCAGGCGGACGGCAATCTCCTGATCGAGATTGGTGCCCTTGAGCGTGGCGCCATCGATCAGAACGCAGGCTAGCACCGGATAGGTGTTCCGGCGTTCAATGACGTGGCCGACGAGGCGCAGGGCGCTTCGCAACTGGCGGGCAGTGGTTTCGAGCTTCATGGCGAAACGCTCCGTTCAGCGCCGTCGACCCAGGCGCCGCCGCGGGCGAGCTCATAGGTCACGGTTTCATTGGCGGGGTCGGCGTCGACCTGCTCACCGGGCACGAGGCCAGGCAGGAACAGGTGTTGCGGGCAGCCCAAGGCCTGCTCGTCGATGCCGATGGGGCGGTTGTGCCGGACGCACTGCCAGCCGCCACCCGCGACGGGCGACGAGTGGAGGCAGGTCCGGCAGTTGCGCAGCGCGAACTCGCCGGCGTGGCAGAGATCGAAGGCAGGACAGAACTTGCACTCGAACCAGTTCGGATCGTCGCTGACCCGCGCGGCCGGCTGGTTGGCGTCGCGGATACGCTCGGCCTTGGCGAGCAGCGTCATGGCGTGCACCGCGTCGTGCTCAATGCGCTCGGAATGGAGCTCGTCGGTGTCCTTGTTCCGCACGAGGTAGTAGGATCGCGTCAGGCCGAGCAAGTGCATGCCGATCTGCAGCGCCGGGATGCGGTCGGGCTTGCCGATGGCGAGGCCATGCTTGACGATCTGCGCAAAAGCCTTTGCCGGCTGCTGGTCGGCATAGAGTAAGTGCACCGTCTTCGGCGCCTCGAGCAGCCCCTCGACGGTGCCGGTGATCTTCTGCCGGTAGTGGCCATCAGCCGCGATGACGTCGATGGCCATGAAGGTCTTGGGGTCGACGCGCTGCACCTTGACGCCGGCGTCGGACAGGCTGGCGACCAGCTCATCCATGTTCTGCTGGCGAGCGAGGTTCGATCGGACGATGCTGCCCGGGAACCGCTTCGGGTCGCGCGCCCAGCGGAACGCGTACCATCCCTGGCGCTCGCAGTTCGAGGCGAGCAGTCGAGCAGTCAGCCGCTGCGGCAGACGCACATCCTGGTGCTTCTCGTAGTGCGCGTTGATCGCGTCGATGGTGGGGTGAGGAACGGAGAGCTCGACCATCACGCCGCCTCTGCATCCCAGATGCGCCGGTGCTCGTCCTCGACGAGCTTGGCGATGACCTGTTCGGGCGTACCGCCGCGGACCATGATGATCTCGTCGAGCAGCTTGGTATCGACGCCGACGGTGATGCCAGTGTGCTCCGGCGCCATGGCGTAGAGCGGATTGCGGCAATAGCCCCTGCCCCAGACCGTCTCGATGGCGACGCGATGCACCCCGAGCTTCGCCCGCAGCTTGGTAACGAAAACGTCGAGGATCTTGATGTCCGGCTCGTCGCGGCCGCCGTAAGCCGCGCTGAGCAGAAATTCTCGGGTGGCAACGCGTTCGTGAGACAGGATCGTCCGCAGGATAATGTGCTCCTGCTTGGTGACATGCGCGTTGAGCGGCTCGCCATCGACGAACAGCATGTTGCGGAAGTCGACGCTGATGAGGATGGTCATCACGCACCGCCATGCACGTCAGCGACGTGCTTCTTCAGCCCTTTGGCACCGCGCAGCTTCTTCTGGCAGTGCGGGCACTCTTCCTGAGCGCCGGACCGGGACCGCTTGTTGGTGCGAGGTTGGTTGCCTCGTCGCTCCTTCACGATCTCCAGCATCACGCCGCCTCCCGCTCGCGCTGCTCGACCTTGATGACGACGAAGGTCGCGGACGGCTTCCGGAAGGCTTCGACGTCGATGCCGGCCTTGATCATCGCTGCCTCATCGAGACCGCCCTTGCGCTCCTGGAGCTTCTGGCTGGCGATACATTCGTCGCCGCCGAGACTGTCGGCGCGGCCCATCTCGACGCTGATCTTGGCCTTGAGGTCGGTCTCCTCCTCGGTCAGCGCCTTGATCTGCTGGCGGACGTCGAAGAGGCGGTCGACGGGATGACGGTTGGCCCGCTTGCCGGGCAAAGAGGTATCGGTCATCGTCACGGTCCTTTCGTGCGACGGTTTCGTTTGCTGCGATGGGAGTGCCGGGCGGCGCGGTTTACGAGGCCAGTGGCCGCCCGGCCGCTACATCAACCTGCCTTGCGCCAGGGTGCCGAGCCGGAGGCCGCCGGGCGGCCCTGCTGCTGCGCGGGCGCGGACTGCCGATGCTGGCCGCCGCCGGTGGCGGTCTGGCGTGCAGGAGTACCGCCAGCCGCCTTGACCGACTTGACCTCGGAATACTGCGGGTTCTTCTTCTGCGGCCCGTAGGTCACGAGACACGGGATGTTGTGCAGCTCGGCGCTGTCGCTGGGGAACTGGACGCCGGTGGCGTCGCGCAGATCCTTGAACTGGCCGTTGGCGATCTTCACCACCTGACCTGGCGTCTTCTCGTTGCCGGTCCACCAGAGGTTGAGGCGCTGCCAGAACAGACGGCCCTCAAGCTCGCCGGAAATCACCTTCCAGCACAGGTTGAGGCATTCGCCGAGATCCTGCTCTTTCGAGATCGGCTCGCGGCCGCTCTCTACGATCTCTGCCTCGTAGGTGCCGGGCGGCAGATCGTCGAAGCTGTTGGCCTCGGCATCGGGATCATACTGCTGAACGAGATCGACCATGGCTTAGGCTGCCTTCTTGTGCTGGGCCGCAATCGGCGCGGAGACCTTGGTCTCTTCGGCCGGCGGTTCGTATCCGGGGAAATAGGGAGCGAGCGCGGCAAAGCCCTTGCCGCGGTCGAAGCGCACTGTCGCCGGCATGTTGTACCGGTTCTTGGCGATGAAGGCCGGGCGCCCGATGGCGTGGATCAGGACCACGGAACTGCCATCGGCGATGGCACGCTCCTTATTAAAGCCCTGCTCCTCCTTCTTCACGTTGACCGGCGACTTGAGCAGGAAGATCGCATCCATCTCGCGCTCGATCGCGCCGACGGAGTGCTTGTGGAGGTCGATCTCGTAGCGATCGTAGCTGACCGTCTCGGGATCATCGAAACGCTCGACTGTCGAGTGCGCGATCAGGATGATCGTCAGGCCACGATCCTTGCGGAGCGCGTTCAGCCCGTCGATGATCTCCTGCCAGATACGCTTGGCGTAGACGTAGCCCTTGCCATAGCCGAAGTCTTCGATATTGGCCTTGGCATTGCCCTTGTCGTCGCCGCGGGCGCATGTCTCGGCGAACACCAGGCGTTCGAGTTCGGTCACCGAGTCGACCACGACGGTCTTGAACGCATGGTCCTCGGTGTAGAGGACGCCAAGCGCCTCCATGAGCTGGCCGAAGCTCTCGATCTTGCCGAAGCTGTCGAGTTCAAGATCGCCGGGCGTGCCCTCCTCGATCTGCAGGAACACCGCGTCCGGGAATTCGGCCGCGAGGGAAGTCTTCCCGATGCCGGGAGGGCCGTACATCAGGATGCGGGGCGGCTGGTCGGCGCGCACACGCTTGAGGTCAGACAGCGACAGGGCCATCGTCTTCTCCGTTGGGTTGGGGTGCCGTGAGATACCAGCCGCCGCGGGCACCATCGTGCGAGGGCCGGAAGTCCACCGTCACGGGCGAGGCCGGACGGATTTCGATGTGAGCCAGTCCGTTGACGGGAGGCAGCTTGCCGACGAGGAAGCCCGTTACCAGGCTGTCGTCGCAAATGAGTTTGGCGTCGACGATGGCGTCGAAGATCGCCTTCACGCGGTTGTCGAGATCGGCGCGGTCGCCGGACATCTCGATGTTGAGCCGGATCAGTACATGACCGGCGATCGGCGCGAGTTGCTGCAGGCGGATCGAAGTCAGCGCATGCGCGCGCCAGTCGTCGTAGACCCGGGTCTTGACCCGGCCCTTGCCCGGCACGTTGCGGAACAGTTCATTGACCGAAGGCGGCACCGGCAGTTGGAAGGTGACGGCGACCGGTGCATCAGCACCGATCGCAGCCCCCTGCCCTGAACGCCTTGCCCGGCTTTCAGATATCCGTGCCGCCGTCGCGGTCATTTTCCCGCTCCGCCGCGAACCACTCCGGGCAAATCCACTCCGCGAGCGAAGGCCCCCATTCGCTCAACTTCATCGCAATGAAAGTCCGGGTCCTGAGCGGCAAGAAACGCCGCCATCCGCGCCGCGCGGTCGCGGGACCTGCTGAATTCATGTCGGGCCTCTGAGATTTTGACCTGCTCGAGGTCTGAGATTTCGTAGGCATCGATCCGCCGGGCCTCGAGGTCGACGATCGACCGCACGCGCCGCTCGGTCCACTGCCTGCCGCGCTGGCGCAGCACTGCCGGATCGAGTGCGCGCTCGACGCGCTTGAGGGCGGCGATCGTGAGGCCGATGACGACAGACCTACGTCCAGCCGTCAGGCCGAATGTGTCGTCGATGATGCCCCTAGCGACGGCGACGTCATGCATTTCCGAGACCTTGGGAGATTTCTCCGAGTTCATGGGCGGCTTTCCTGTGATGGTGTTGACCATCGAAGGCGCCCCACGAACTGGAGGGTTTGGGTTGACGGACGGAAGCTGCATCGGGGCTTTGGACGGCGAGGCGAGGCAGCGACGGGATAGGAAGGCCGGTGCGCGAACGCACCGGCAGTAGGCCGGGGGAGGAACCGGCAAATGAAGGGACATGGGCAATCTGAGCCCCATCGGAGCGCATTGCCCGGCGCAGTCCATGTCCCGTCATTTGCTGGCTGGTGAACATGATCAGGCCGCCGTTCGCTCGACGCGAGCGGCGAGATTGGCTTCATAGAGAAGCTGTGGCGTGAGTTCGAACCCATCGACCGCGCAAAGCTCGATCAGGATCGGCCAATGGCGGTCGGGGATGCCGATCGACTTCCACTTGTAGACGGCATCACGGCCAAGGCCGTCTGTCGCTGCAGCGACTACATTCACGCCTCCTGCTCTATGGATGATGTCTTCGACGGTCATCTCAATCTCCGTTTCACAGCCCATACGTACTGGACTTAAATTCCAGTTTCAAGGGGGCGAAATTCCAGATCGGAAAAAAACTCCGACCTTATGCTCAATTGCATGAAGCAGTGGTGGGAACGGCTGCAGGAAGCGATCGACGACGCGGGCTGGAACAAGGCCGAGCTAGCGCGTCGCAGTCACCTGAGCTACGACAGCATCAACAAGTACCTGCGCGGCGAAGTCGACCAACCTCGCGGCAAGGTCATGGGCACTCTCGCTGCCACCATAGGGCGCAGCGTTCTATGGCTGCGCGATGGCATCGACGACGGCGCTGCCGCGGCGGAGATCACGAGTTCGGCCGGCGGCCTGGTACCTGCAACCGTCATCGGGCGCGTCCAGGCCGGCGCATGGCTCGAGGTTGACGAGTTCGACCAATCCGAGTTGGAGCACATCGCCCTTCCCCCAGATCCTCGCTTCCCGAACGCCCAGTTGCTCGTGTTCGACGTCTCTGGCGACTCGATGAACGATCTCAAGCCGCACCCCATCCTGCCCGGGTCGCGGGTTGTCGGCGTTTCGTATGAGGATGTGGCCAGCCAGGTGCCTTTGCGGGATGGGCTGGTAGTCGTGGTAGAGCGCTCCCGCGATGGCGGACACTCCCGGGAGCTATCGGTTAAGCAGGTCGAGTTTTACGGCGACCGGATCGAGTTTCACCCGCGGAGCACGAACCCGAAGCATAAGCCGATCATCGTTGAACACGACGCCTGGGCAGATGGCGGCGTCACGGTCCGGGTCGCCGCCCTGGTTCGTCAGACAATCAACGACATGCCGTTCTAGGCCGCTTGCTGCTGAGCAGCGACAACCTTGAACGCGACGATCTCGCCGTACGGGGTTTCGTCCTTCGGGCAAACGAACTTCATTTCGCGAATGAAGGCGCTCTCGATTAGCTCGTCATCGTCGAGCGCAGCCGCTTGCGCCGGTACCGGCACGGTTTGTTGAAATAGCTTTAGGCAGTGCGGGCATCGCACATGCAGCAAAACTGATCGCGCCATCATCTCCACTCCGTTCGCGTTATGTTCTCATTAACACCTGACAGCCGACCGGAGTCGAGTCGAATCAGCGATATGGAAATAAAATCCATTTCGCTGTTGACGTCTCACGTATCTGGATTTAATTTCCAACTCATCGAACGCACCGATGGGGATCGAAATGCACAATCCGATGGCAGCAGCTTGGAAGGCCTACCGCACCGCCCGCCAGTGCCGTTGGCACGCCGCGGACACCGAAACCCGCAAGGTCTTCCTCCCGAAGCTGTTCTCCAACTGCCTTGCCACCGCGTGGGCCGATGTCCGCAAAGAGCAGTTCGCCGCCGCCTCTCGTGAGGCCGATCGCATCGCCGCCCAGCTGCGCGACAGCATCCGCGCGTCGAAGATTGACCTGGCCAAGCGCATGGACCCCGCCGCCCGAGCCGAGCGCATCCGCGCCATGCTGACCGAGCTTTCGTTCGAGGGCGGCTTCGCCAGCGGCTGGACGTATGAACGCGCCCTCACCCGCAACGCCGAGCTTCGTGACGAACTGGCAATCCTGCAGGCCGCCGAAGATCGCCCGTCGATGCTGGCGAACATTCGCACTGCCGGCGCCCTCGCCATCGCGCTCGCACAGGTGGCGTGATGCTGATGGATCGCACCAAGAGCCTCACCGAGCGGCGCGCCGAAGCGATGGCCAATCGCGCCGGATACGCCGCCGCGGACCAGTACCGGCCCTTCTACCTGATCGGCGTCATGGGCGCCGAGGCCGAGAACCTGGAGCGGGTGCTCGATCAGATCGCGTCCGGGAAGCTGAGCGCCGCCAATGCGCGCCGGTTGGCCAAGGACACCCTCGATAGCCTGAAGGGCGGTGCGTGATGGCTGAGGTCAAGCACACTCCCGGCCCATGGTCGGTCGAAGACCCGATGGGTGCCGATGTTGGCCTTTGGATCGTCCAGAGCGGGCTTGAACCGCGTCAGTGGTCCTGCATCGCGATAGTCACTGACGACGAGAACGGGCAGGCCCGCGACGAGGGCGGGCGGTTCATTGGTCGCCTGGAGCAGGAGGCCAACGCCCGTTTGATAGCCGCCGCACCCGCCATGCTCGAAATGCTGCGGGAATGCCGCGCAACCTTCGCTTTCGCGGCAGGCGAGGGGGATGATCCCGCCAACGACCTTGTCGCTGAGATCGATGCCGTGCTGGCGAAGGCGGTGGCGTGATGAACGCCGCCCTACTCCGCCAAACGCACGCTGCCCTGCTGCTTGCGACCGGCGCACTCGTCGCCGTCGTGGAATCTGGCCGCGCCAAGGAAACCGACAAGGTCACGTTCACTGGCGCGTTCGCGCAGCTCGGCGAGGTGACGATCAAGGATGCGCTCGACGCTGCCGATCACGCCATCGGCCTCGGCAATTCTGCTCTCAGCGGTACGTCGGAGGATCTGTGATGAACAAGCACTTCCCGCAGCTCTGGGCAGCCGATGAGCCGTCCATCGACACCGATGAAATCATCGTCGACAGCTTTGCGGGTGGCGGCGGTGCTTCTACAGGCATCGAGCTTGCCCTCGGCCGCTCGCCGGACTTCGCGATCAATCACGACCCGGAAGCGCTGGCGCTGCATGCGGCGAACCATCCGCAGACGGTCCACCTCGCAAACAACATCTACAAGGTCGATCCGGATGACGTCGGCCGGGGCCGCCCCGTCGGACTGCTCTGGGCTTCCCCCGATTGCAAGCACTTCTCCAAGGCCAAGGGCGGAACGCCGGTGAAGCGCGAAATTCGCGACCTCGCCTGGGTCGTGGTCATGTGGGCGGAACGTCGCCGGCCGCGCGTGATCATCCTCGAGAACGTCGAGGAGTTTCAGACCTGGGGCCCGCTCATCGAGACCGCTAAGGGCCTGATGCCCGATCCGGAGCGGAAGGGCGAGACCTTCAACCAGTGGATAGCTGCGCTCAAGAAGCTCGGCTACAAGGTCGAGTGGAAGGAATTGCGGGCCTGCGATTACGGCGCACCGACGACGCGCAAGCGCCTGTTCCTGATCGCCCGCTGCGACGGCAAGAAGATTGCATGGCCAGAGCCGACGCATGGATCGCCAACCGATGCCGACGTGATCGCTGGGCGCAAGCTGCCGTGGGTCACTGCCGCCGAGATCATCGACTGGTCGGAGCCCTGCCCCTCGATCTTCGACACGTCCGAAGAGATCATGGAAAAGTTCGGCGTTCGCGCTGTCCGTCCGCTCGCAGAGAACACGCTGGCTCGCATCCACAAGGGGATCGATCGGTACGTCATCAAGGCGGCGAAGCCCTTCGTGGTTCGCACGGACCACTCGTCAGCCAAGACGGCAGGCGTTCACGATATTGATGCGCCAACGCGAACAGTCACCGGCGCTGGCGGCCTCGCCGTCGTCGCTCCGCACCTGACCAAGTTCCGAAACGGTGCAGTCGGCTCGGCTCTAGACGAGCCCACGCCTACCGTCACCGCCAACAGCTTCATCCAGCGACCAGGCGGCGCCGCACCGCTTGGAATCGTGGCAGCTCACCTCTCGGCAGCGCAACATGGCGGTAGCCATCGCTCTGCCGACGAACCACACCGGACCATCGCCGCAAGCGACAAGGATCAGAACCAGGTCGTTGCCGCGCACCTGATGACGATGCGGAATGCAGGTAAGCCGTTCAACGACGCGGATAAGCCGACGCATACCGTCACCGCTGGCGGTGCTGGCTTATCGCTGGTAGCGGCCTCGATGGTGCAGACCGGCTACGGCGAGCGCGAGGGGCAGGAGCCGCGCGCACTAGACCCGGGCGCGCCACTGGGCACGGTCGTCGCTGGCGGGGTGAAGCATGCTGCCGTCGCGGCCTTCCTCGCCCAGCACAACAACGACCAGAAGCCGTCAGGTGGGAGCTACCCGAAGCCCGGCCGTCCCGTCACCGATCCGCTATCCACCGTGACCGCAACAGGAAGTCAGCAGGCCGTAATATCTGCCGGGCTGATGAACATGAAGGGCGAAGATCGCGCGACCTGGCCCATCGACGGAGGTACACCAACCCAGACCGCTGGCGGGACGCATATCGCCGAGGTCCGCGCCTTCCTGCTGAAGTACTACGGCAACGAGGAGGACGGCCATAGGCTCGACAAACCGGCCGGCACCGTGACCACACGCGATCGCTTCGGCCTCGTGACCATCGAGGGTGAGGAGTATCAGATCACCGACATCGGGATGCGGATGCTGACACCTCGCGAGCTGTTCCGGGCGCAGGGCTTCCCGGCCGGGTATCAGATCGAGGTCGGGCGCGGCCCGGATGGCCAATCCGTGGCGCTCACCAAGACGGCTCAGGTTCGGATGTGCGGGAACTCCGTTTGTCCGCCGATTGCTGCTGCACTCGTTGCGGCCAACTGCTCAGACCTGGCGCTGACGCCGAGGATGGCTGCGGAATGATGGAGCTAGTTCGTCATCGCCTTCAGGCTGTCCCGAAGTACGCGGTACCGCTCGACCAGACCGTCGACCGTAGCGGTCTTCTCGGGGTGGTCCTCGGCGATCTCGAGCAGCGCATCGACCTCCTGGCCGATCATCCGCAGCAGGTCCTCAATTTGCCCTACCGGCCGGCCCATCGTTTCCCAGCCCGCCAGAACCCGTCGGGAGTGCACGATGCGGAGGTTCGTCTTCTGGTCGGCCATTCTGAAATGGTTACCGGCAAATGAGCACCGCCCGCAAGGTCGCGCCCGCTGCTCCGCTTGAGCCCGAACTCGAGGCGATCATCGTCGCCCTTGCCAAGGAGGCGGCCCGGCGCGACCATGCCCGGCAAATCACCCAGCCAAGCGCCACAGCCACAACGCAATGACGCGCGCCGCCATCTACGCCCGGTTCAGCTCCGACCTGCAGCGGGACCGTTCGATCGAAGATCAGATCGAGGTCTGCCGCAGCTATGCGGAGCGGATGCATTTCGACGTGGTCGAGGTGTACGCCGACCGGGCAAAGTCGGGCGCCAGCATGCACGGCCGGGATGGCATCCAACGCATGATCGCCGAGGGGCGCGAGCGGGTCTTCGACGTCGTCATCGCCGAAACGCTGAGCCGCCTCGGCCGCGACGAAGGAGATCGGGCCGAGATCCGAAAGCGCCTGACCTTCGCTGGCGTGAAGATCATGACGCCCTCGGATGGCGAGGTCACCCGCCTCACTGACGGCATCAAGGCCATCATCGACGCCCAGTACCTCGAAGACCTTAAGCTCATGATCCGCCGCGGCATGGCGGGCGTAACGCGTGACGGACGGCACGCGGGCGGCCGGGCGTATGGCTATCGTCCTGTACCCGGAAAGCCTGGGGAGCTGGAAATCGTCGAGGCCGAGGCGGATATCATCCGCCGTATCTTCCGCGAGTTCGCGGCCGGCGAATCCGCGCGCGCGATCTGCATCCGGCTGAACGCCGAGCGCCTTTCGGCGCCGCGTGGCGACCACTGGTCAGACAATGCCCTGAACGGAAACCGCTCGCGCGGCCACGGCATCCTGATCAACCCGATCTATGGCGGGACGCTGGTCTGGAACCGGACACGCTTCATCAAAGACCCGGACACCGGCCGCCGGGTTTCGAGGCTGAACCCGGAGCGTGAATGGCAGAGCGCCCCTGCCCCGCACCTGGCTATTGTCGACGCTGACACGATCGCGGCCGTTCAGGCTCGCTTGCGCCCCTATACACGGCAAACGGCGCACCAGGCGCGACGGCCGAAGACGCTTCTATCGGGACTGCTCAAATGCGGTTGCTGCGGAGCCGGGCTGTCGATCAAGGATCGTCGTGGCGGCCGGGTGCGCCTGCACTGCGCCGCGGCACGTCAAGGCGCCTGCGCAAACGCCACGCCGGTTTATCTCGATACAATCGAACCTGTGGTGCTGGAGGGCCTCAAGGCACGGCTACGCGACAAGCGCGCTATCTCGCTCTACCTCTCAACCTACAATGCCGAGCGCAGGGCGGTTGCTGCTGACGCCGTGAACCGTCGCGCCGGCATTGAGCGCAGACTGTCCGCCGCGCAACGCGAGCTTGATCGCGTGATCAACCTCACCGTGAAGGGGATCATCTCGGAAGGTGAAGCAGCCGGCCAACTGCCAGCGTTGCGAAACGAAAAAGCCACTCTTGAGGCGGAGCTGTCCACCATCGCCGAAACGCCGAAGGTGGTGGAGCTTCACCCAACCGCGATATCGTCCTACCTGCGCACCGTCGACGAACTCGAAACGGCGCTGGCCGCCGGTGGGGATGCAACTGAGCACCCTGCCTCGACGCCGATCCGGTCGCTCATTGATCGTGTTGTTGTAACCCCCGCAGGTCTCGAACCGGCGTTCATCAAGGTCCAAGGGAGGCTCGCCGCGCTTGTCGGCGAGGGGGTGTTTCAGGCTCGAATGGGGGTAATCTCGGGTAGCGCTCCTCCGCTACCACCTTACCCCCCGACGAAGTTCCGGAAGGTGCCAGGAAGCGCGCGAGATCGCCGACGATCTCTATGCGTGGCGTTGTCCGCTGTGGGTCCGGGGTGACCGTGATGCTCTCGACAAGGGCGCGCACCGCGGAGAACTCCTCTGCTTCCAATGGTCCCGCGGGTCCCCTTAAGGCTGCTTCGATATTGCCCAGCGAGGCGAGGTAGGTATCTACGATCGCGGGATGCACCCTCAGGTCAGGAGCGGTCTCGACAGTAGCTTCGCGTTCGACAAGCAACGCTGTCCTTTCTACCTTAAGCTCTCGAATACGAGCGGCCCCTCTTTCTTCATCGAGGACGCCTCGAATGAGCAGATCCGTCGCCCGAGTCAGATCGCCTTCGACCGCTGCCAGTCGACGGTCCAGCTTCCCAAGCGCCGCGGTCTGATCGCTCATCAGACGACGTCGTTCGTCGGTGTAGACCGCAACATAACGATCCACCGCAGCGCGAGTGCCGAGCCGCTGTCGCAGGCCTCGGGATACACGCCGTTCGATCTCGTCCAGATAGAAGTTCCGGCGATTGGCGCAAATCCCACCTTCCCTAGACCTGGTGCAGATCAGCCTTACTCGACCGTGGTCACGGTCCTTTACCGACAAACCACCCCCGCAGCAGCCGCACTTGAGCAGGCCCGAGAATAGGTGCTTAGCCTTCCGGCGTAGGGGTGGAGAGGCACGAGACTGCTCAGCTTTCCGCTGTTGGGCCGCGTCGAAAAGATCTTGGCTGACGATCGCCAGCTCAGGGGCGGGCGACGTGACCCACAGCGACCGGTCATTGTTGCGCGAGACTCTCTTCCCGGTGTCCGGGTCCTTTACCATTCGAACGCGGTTCCAGACGATGGTGCCTGCGTAGATTGGATTTACGAGTATCCCGTGGCCACGGGAGGCATTGCCGTTCAAAGCCGACCCCAGCCATATGCTGCCACGTGGCGCCGGCACATTGTCGGCATTCAGTCCAACGGCGATTTCCCTCGGCGACATACCGGACACGAACTCTCGGAAGATCCGCCGAACTGAGCTGCTGCCGGTTCGGTGGACACGCGGTTAGGCTCGCTTAGCTTGCTCTTCGTAGTCCACGGGGCTGAGATAGCCCAGTGTCGAGTGTCGGCGCCTCGGGTTGTAGAAGCGCTCGATATAGTCGAACACATCGGCCTTGGCATCGTCCCTGGTGCGATAGACCTTGCGGGCGGTGCGTTCGGTCTTGAGCGAGGAGAAGAAGCTCTCCATCGCCGCGTTGTCCCAGACATTGCCGGAACGGCTCATCGAGCAGGTGATGCCATGATCGACCATCAGCCGCTGGAACTGCTCGGATGTATATTGGCTGCCCTGATCAGAGTGGTGCAGCAGGCTGTCGGGTTTGCCGCGACGCCAGATCGCCATGATCAGCGCATCGGTCACCAGTTGAGCGGCCATCGATGCGCTCATCGACCAGCCCACTACCCGGCGGGAGTAGAGGTCGACCACCGCCGCCACATAGAGCCAGCCCTGGGCCGTCCAGATGTAGGTGAAGTCGGCGATCCACTTCTGGTTCGGCGCCGACGCCACGAACGCCCGGTCCAGGATGTTAGGTGAGACCGCATGGCGCTGACCGGCGTCCTTAGGCAGGCCCCGCCGTCGCGGCCGCGCCCGCAGGCCTTCCTGGCGCATCAGCCGCTCGATGCGATGCAGACCCGCGTCCAGCCCTCCGGCCAACACGTCGTGCCAGACCCGCCGGGCACCATAGGTGCGATCACTTCCGGCAAAGCTGGATCGGATCCCGGCGATGAGCATTTCATCATACTGAGCCCGTCTACTCGGCGAGCGGTTGAGCCAGGCATGGAAGCCCGAGCGAGACACACCGAGCGCCTCGCAGATCCACGAGACCGGCCAGATCACTCGGTGCTTCGCCACAAACGAGAACCTCATATCGAGTCCCTGGCGAAGTAGGCCGCGGCTTTTTTTAGGATATCACGCTCCGCCTTGAGCTTGGCGACCTCGCGCCGCAGCTTCTCGATCTCGAGCTGCTCGGGCTTCATCTGCCCATGGCCGGGAAAAGCCTGCTGCGGATCGGCAGACTGCTCGCGCACCCATTTGCGCAACACGTTCACATGCAGGTCCAGATCACGGGCCGCCTGCGCCATCGCGACGCCCCGTTCCCTGACCAACTTAACAGCCTCGAGCTTGAAATCCCGGCTGAACTTGCGTCTCTCCATCAAAACTCTCCAGTTCCAAAAACACCTTAACTCGGTGTCCTCAAAACCGGCAGCAGCTCAGATAGAGCGCCGGAGGCTGGTGGACACCCGACGCATCCCCATGATGCTCACGCGGTTTCTCTAGGACTTCACTGTTCCCCTGGGGATCTCGCCATTCCCGACCACCGATACGAGTCGGATCCGGACCGACCTCGAGTCTATCGAGAGCTCGAGGCTGTCCAGGGCGTCCAGAAGCTCGAGCAGGCGGTGTCGGCGATAGATCCGAGGGTCGAAGTCCGGTGACGCCCGCCGGAGTTCGACGTCGAGATCTTCCACGGCGACCCACTTGCGAGCGCCGCCGAGACGCACGAGAGCGCCGAGGATCAGCTCCTCTGCCTCCATCGGCTGGAGTGACCATCGCAAGGGCTGTGCCGCGGGTGCCGTGGGACGCACGCCCTGTCCGAGCTGGTCGAAGGTCACAAAGACGTCGCAGCTCTCCCGGAACGTCACCGCGGCATCGGAACTGCCCAAGCCATACACCACAGCTCCAGACTGGCGGAGCTTGTGCGCCAGGGCGCTGAAGTCGCTATCGGCGGCGACGATGACATAGAAGTCGGCTTCATCCCTGTGCAGGAGCTCCAGGGCTCCAACGACGAGCGCGATGTCAGCCCCGTTGCGCCCCCTCTTACCCTTGAAGTGCTGGACTGCCGTGATGCCGTGCGTCCTGATCGGCACCGACCATGCCCTGGGGGCGAGCGCGGCGAAGTTGGCGTGCAGCTGGGCGCTCGAGATATGTCCCAGCGATCGGGCGTAGGAGAACACGAGATCGGCGTGATGAGGGCTGATCCCGTCGCCGTCGATCAGCACCGCGACGCGGTGGGAACAACGGGACCCGCCGTGGAGGGCGGTCTTGAGCCGCTGCAGCAGCCCAGCGAGCCATTCCTTAGGGCCGGGCATCGTCGGCCTCGTCGTGCTCATGGAGGGGCACCGGCAATATGAACAGCCGGCGCAGCGCCTGTGCACGGGCGAGGGTCGGAGCGGGGACACCCTTGGGGCAGGCCGCCCTGAGGCAATCGAGCCAGAAGCTCTCGTGCTCGTCGAGGAGCACGAGCCGGCTGGGGGAGCACAGGCCGGACCTCACTTGCCGAACACCCCGAAGATCGCCGTGCGGCCGCGCCGGGTCAGCGACGGATTGGTGCCGTCCGAGGCTTCCCGCAGTGCCCGCACCCAGTCGAGCTCGTTCTCGGTGACCACCGTGCCGAAGATCTTCTGGAATGCCATAGCCGTAGTGTCACCGGCGAGCTGCTCGATGGCGAGGAGGAACAGATGCACCGGGTCAGTCTCGAGCGCGAGCGCCAGTGCAGGAACCCGATCCAGCGGCAGCCGGACACTGCCAGCCTTGAGCATCGACATCATGTTGGCGTTGCCGAACCCGGCCGCGGTCGCGATCTCGGCCTGGGACTTCCTGGGCCTGAGTTCGAGGACGCGACTGGTGAGAAAGGCGGTGAGCCTGGTTCCGGCGAAGGGGCGTGCGGCGTTCAT